CTCCCACTCATGGGCATCGTGAAGCGAAAGCTCCTTCAACGCCCACTCCAGATTCGCGATAGTTTGCTGCCGCGCATCCGGACACTTATGCATCCACATAGGAGTCTCAAGCACGGTATCTAGTGACAATGGCGCCAACCAGATACCAGCCTGATTATCCCATGCGAACTTTCTCTTAAGATACGATACTTCTTCCAGTCTCCTACTCTTCTGGACTGCCACGGCATCTTTATCTTCCATAGTATATGAAAGACCAATAGCCTCAAACAGATCCGGAATATTCATCTGGTTAAAGTAATTAAGTCTATGGGGGGGAACGGTTAATATATGGTCATCACCATACGCGACTAACCCACACTCCATCCAGAGTGTACGCGCTGCCGCATATGTAATTTCGTTAAATGCCATCTGCCATATACATCCAAAACTTAAATTTACAAATATGGAATTTATAATTGCGGTCAAATAATGACCTGAAGGAAGCGAATGTGTCCATTGATAGACCTCTTTTCCTGAGATATGTAGTGAATTTATCAAACTCACCAACAAAACTCTCATTACTAAGACGTCTTCGTCAGTGGAACCCAAAAACCTTTGTGACAAGGCAATCAGAACTTCGCCGGCGGCTTCTAAGAGCAATTGATGTTGTGAAGCATCAAAGCCCTCGAAGTCACCGGCTATCACATCTTTCGATTTCGCCTCCAACAGACGTGCAATCTGACCCCAATCTTGGGAATAGGGATTTGTACCCACTGAAACGTGACACTTATTTCTAAATTGAGAAAGAAGAGCCACTATTCCATTAAAGTACATCTTACAAGCTATTAGATAGTCCAATGGACCAGCGGAAAACAAACGCGTTTTATGCGCTTTCTTTATTGGTTTCCGTTCGTCCTTCAGAGTATCCATAAAATAATGATCTAAAACTACACCCTCTTTGGCACACTCCACAATTTCCTCAACGCGTTTCTTCAATTCCTTGCAATTCGCATTGTCAAGGTCATAAAGATCCGCCTTTCCGAAGAAATCATGCCTGGTTTTCCCTTCTTGAACAAAAGGATACCCGGCTGAAGTGGTCCGCTTCACAGCATTGATGAAAGGTTCTCCATCAATACCCAAAACAGCTTCCTCAAAGGTATAGGCTCTTTTCACATTATTACTAACGCTATCTAAACCACGCGAGAAAACACCCGAAATCTCGTCAATCAACGCTTCTTTCGAATTGTTGATCAACTTAACATCAAGTGCCTCAGGCACGTTTCCTAATCTACTTATTCTATATTTTCGGGGATCAAATTCTTCACTATCAACTTTCCTAGGTCCGAGAGCACACGGCTTTGTTACCGGCTCTCGAATCTTTCCATAAGCTAATGATGGTTGAATTTTTGATTTGGAAGGTTGTGCTATGGGAGAGTTCAAGCATCCTAAACGGATAAACTCAGAATCCTCCGGAATCTGACATTGCTGTTGCGGAATACTTTCATATTCCTTCAACGGAACTCTAAAACTCTGCTGCATTGTATATTTATCGTCAAACGATTTCAAAATACGCAATGCATCTTCCTTATAGAACGGAGTTGAAAATCCTTCTCCTGTTCCATTTATACCAGCAATGTGAATCCCACACACCTTTCCAGGGGCAATTTCCTTATTTCTAACTATAAGAGGAGCTCCACACTCCGACACCTGCGTATCCATGTTGTATTCCCATACATCACGAACAATACGGAGTACCGGAGTTTCAGAATCTCCTATAGGTAACTCACTTACTCTACGCAACTGTGATTTTCCTTCTGCATAACGCAAAAGAAGTACCGCTTTATCTGACTTAGAAAGATTATTCTTAACCAAAACTGGCAGCATCACAGATGTATAATCCACATAACTAAAATTATTCTTATCTGCTATATAGGGGATTGCATCTGTATGGACAATTGCTGATGGCACAGCAACCGCCATAAGATCTCTTGTATAAACAGGTCCTCCTTCTTCATCCGGAGATTCATAAGACTGTATATTATCTAGAAAGTCAGCAACTCGAATTTGGAAGCAACGCGATAAAGCTATTGCCTCGAAATACAAAGTCGCCTCTGAATCATTCGCCAACGACTGTTTTAATGCATACATATAATGCTTTGGCATTACAGCCACTCTCCCTCGCAAAAAGAAGATGTGACCAATCGGCGCTCCATGCGTCGATTCATACATTTTATAAACATTCGTTCGCGAAATCTTCATCATAATCTCTGCAGCATTAACATCTCGTATACCTTGCTCAATTGCTTCTTTACGGGCAATTGACTCAGCTTTGACAGGACGAGCAACTACAGGACTATAACTTTCAGTTTTAGCAGCCTTTACTACTACCGGACTATAACCTTCATTTCTAACCTGTTTAATTTGGGGAGGGTTATATCCTTCATTCCTGGCTTCAAGAACCAAGGCTTTCGCCTTAGCTCTTATCGGTGACAAGACTTCCTTCTCTGTCTTAACCTTTGCTTTACTAAACAATTTCTTAATTCCATAAAACAGGGCTATAAAAGAAAGTCCAGCCAATATCAAGCACATGGGCGTCTTCATTTTCTCAATAAATGGAAATCGCTGCTTAAGTGATTTAAACCACAATAAACGCTCTTGAGCAGTCTCACGCAACTTACGTGAAGCTGACCGAAGACTATCCATTGTACTTGGATTCCACCAG